ATCTTAAAAGATGAAGAACCAAAAAAAGACTGGGCTAAAGACCAGAGAGAAGCATACAACAGATTAAACGCATTACAGCAAGGTTATGCAAATTCTTCTATTGATTTAATGCGGAATATGTTTGGTTCACCAGGTTTATAATGATTAAAAAAGTTAATAAATCAGGGCAATACGAAGGAATGTATTACAATTACTACTATATTACTCCGCTTGGGAATGTTTACGTAAGAAAACCGATGGAATTAAGATATAAAATTGATAAAAAACTGTTTAGAGCTTATGAAATTTTACCCGTATTACAGAAATAAAGTAAAAGTAGTCAAAATACACGGAATTGAGTATATTTCAAGATGGTTTGGAATCGAACCGCTAAAAAATGGAAAGTTTAAAGTTATTGAAAGATTTTATAGAAAATGAATTTAACAGCAAAACAAGAGAAATTCTCTCAAAATATAGCAAGTGGAATGATCCAATATCAATCTTATTTGGATGCTTATCCGAATTCAAAAAATTACCAGAGAAGTACAGTTGATGAAAGAGCAAGCATTTTGATGCGAAATAGCAAGATTAAAGCAAGAATCGAAGAATTGAAAGCACCACAGCAAGATTATTTGGAATCAAAACGAAAAGAATTGATTGAAAAAGCGATAGCTATTTCATTAAAAGATGAAAAAGTAAAATCCACATCAGTTGCAATGTTGCGAAAATTGCTTGATAAGTTACTTCCAACGGTAACAGAGCAGAAAATCGAGCATTCCGGGGACGTTACTTTCATCATTGAAGGGATGGATAAGGTTTGAAAAAGCAACGGTAGAAATCAAGCAAATAGATGAAAAAAAAGGCATAAAATAGGCATAGGCGAGTATATTCTCAATGGATTATCACCGGAAACGCAAGCAGAGATAAGGAAAATTGGCAGTGTTAATATAACTAAAGGTGTAAAAATGACTAAAAAATGCTTAAAATGTGGGAAAGAGTTTGAATCCCAGAGATCAAGCGCAAAGTTTTGTAATGCGAGTTGTAGAGTCTCTTATGGGAGAGTTAGCGTAACAGATGAGGTTGTTAGCGTAACAAAGAGAGTTAGCGTAACAAAGCCGGATGATAAAAGAGATTGGTTAATTGAGTGCTTCCGGGAAGATGGGAAAAGCCCGACGGAAATAGATAAGATAATGCAATCGCAAGATGACTACTATAATACTCAAGGACATTATTTCATACCTGCAAGGATGCGGGATTTATGAGTAATTACAGAATCAACAAAGACAAGTTTGAACAAAGGATTAATAATAAGTGGATTGTGATTGATACTAAGAGATACAGAGCCGGAAGACTTGCTGAAATAGTGAGAGCTGATGTTGAGGAGTCAGACCAGCAATTTTATGAAGATTGGAGAACTAGATTACCCAGGTCAGTTACAGCAGCATCAAACAATCTTAATGAATTAGCAGAGATTTAATGGATATAATAGAAATCATATTCTTAGTTGTAATAGGACTTGGGGTTATATGGTTAATAACAACTATTTTTTCAAGGGATATGAAGTTGAGAAAGAAAACCGAGCTATTAATAGTGCGACAAAACGACTTAAATGGAAGTGTTTCACGGCTATTGTTTGATTATGAGCTAAAATCATACTTCGGTTTGTCCGATAATGTATATTATGTAAACAACAATGCATAACTTCATTACAAAGATGAAACTGCACAGAGAATTAAAACGCTTAGGAGTAAGCAGAGCAGAATTAAAACGAATGAGCAACAAGGAGAAATGGTATATCAAAGAGTTTTATGAAATTAAAGGGTTGTTTAAATGAAACTATTACTTATAATCCTAATCTTTGCTACGGTGGATATTTTAGCGCAAGATTACTATGAGGCAGAAGATTATTACTATTTGAATTATTCAGGATATGATTCATATTACAATGGTTATCCAGGTAACGATTTATATTATTTAGAGAATTCAATTTATTCAAGGGATTACTCACGTTATGAACCATCATACAGAAGATATGAACCATATTACAGGAGACCGGTTGTAATCCGGGAAGTTTACTACATTCAGCGCATTATAATTTACCCAATTTACCCGATAAAAAGATTTAATTTATATGGAAGGTATTAATGTTACTTGGGATAATCATCATCATATCATTAACCTCTTTAATAATAAGTGTTAAGGTAATCATCAATAGTTTAAGAAATATAAAGTTCTTAGATTCACAGTTAATAGATATTGACAAAAAACTCAAAGAAAAAGAAGAACGGTTAAAAAACAATGAGATGTATAAGTACCTAAATGAGAATCAACATTAAAAAATTGTTAGGTATGGAGAAAAAGGCAACGATTTTAATGCTCCCGAACGGTTCACATATCAGATTCCTTAGACGGTCAGAAGGAGTTTATGCGGGGATGGATAAAAACTGTTTATCTCCTGCAAACGCTGAATTATTAGCTAATTACTTTAATAATAGTTGTGTGCTGAATTGACCCCGGGATAAAGAGATTGAGAAAGTATCGAGTGGTGGGCTGATAATGTAGGTCTGCCAGCCCGGATTTTAACAACAAAGCCAATGGAGAAGGTCAAATTGAATATATACGTGATTATAGATATAATCCTGGTTATTCTTTTCTTATGGTATATGTGGAAGTGTTGAAATGACAAAAGTTAAAGAATATCCCAAATTAAAGCCCAATGCAATAAGCAGAGAGTATGACAGGAGATTAAAAGAAAGTTTAGAATATGTTTTAGGCGGTAAGGTTACAGTTCTAAAATATAGGATAATATGGGAGCAGATTAAATATGCTCACTAAAGACGACAAAAATATGGTCTGTTATTTTCTAAAAGTGAAAGGTGACATTACAAGGTGGTGTGACTGGGAGAATAAAAAAGACGAAATATTCAAGGAATATCCCGATTTGGAAGTTGCGTTTAGGTGTGTAGAAATAGCTAACGATCATGTTACTAACATTATTGAAAAAATAAGCGAATCAAATGAAACTCAGGTATAAATTTCAACCCGTACAGAAGAAGTTCTACGAGAAGTATGAATTTGGTTCAGCAACAAAATTAGGATTTGGCGGGAGCAGAGGCGGTGCTAAGTCAAGTTCTGCTGATATATTAATGCTTATACGCAGAGGGAAATATCCTAAAACGAATGGTTTGTTTGTGATGAAGGTGTATCAAGATATGATTGATATTCATCTTACACCCCTGTTCCAACGTTATCCAGAGTTGAGGAATAATTTTAGAGAAAAGCAAATGATATTGACACTTCCTAACGGTTCATATATCCGGTTTCTTTCCGGGGATAGTCTCAAGACATTCCAAGAGAGAAAAGGGCGTGAATTCGCCGATATAATAATTGACCAGTCTGAGTTATTCACACAAGATGAACTGGAATTTCTTAGTACCATCAACAGGTCAACCGACCTCAAGATCACATCTAAGATGATGTTTTGCTTTAATCCTGGAGGGGTAGGGCATTCATACCACAAAAGACTATTCTATGACAAAGTATATGAAAACAGGGAAGAACCTACGGATTACGACTTTGTGCAAACGTTCGGTTGGGACAACGCATATCTTTCACAGAAACCATTAGCGGAAGATAATCTCACAATTGATGATTACCACACGTGGGATGATAAGAAAAGGTTTGAATATTTCATCACAAGAAGCGATTACGGTAAAAACCTGAACAGATTACGTGAGAATAAGAGGAAAGCTGAGTTATTAGGTGATATGGACATATTCGAAGGGATGTTTTTCAGTGATTTCAGAAGGGATAAGCACGTATTAAAAAATAACATTATCGTACCTAACTGGAATACGATAGGTGGGTTAGATTATGGGAATACGACTTGTTTGGAAGTCTTACAGACAGATTACGAAGGTTCGGTAGTAGTAGCTGATGAATGTTACTTACCGGATATGGAAAGTCCCGGAGAAAGAGCGAATGCGATAGCGGATTTCTTACTTGAGAGAAGATTGTTTAATTTACTTATCATCTATGATACAGATATGGACATCTCACAGTTAAGCAACGTAGGGTTTGACAAGACGCCTATTGAGATATTCAGGCACGTTTTCAAGCAGAGGATGGGCAAGGACGCACCTAAGCTGGTAGTTGTGAACAAAACCTCCCTTGATAAGCACAAGGGATATAGAGCAGCATCCAACGAAGCTATAAAGGAATATCTTCATATTCAAGAGAATGGACAGCCGAAGGTATATTTCTCAGAAAAAGTCAAGCATTTAATCAAGGAACTCACAGAAATAATATATGATCCTTCCGACCCTTCAGGGATGGATTTCCTCCATTCAGGCACGAGGAAGCCACATTGTATAGATTCTTTTAAAATGGCGTTAATGAATTTGTACAAATCAGTTAAAAAAGAGGAAGTTAATTTGAATTTAGTACCAAGACCAACAGCACATCCATTAATCGCGGGTAAATTATCAGACCCAAGTTTGAGGATGTGATGAAATATATATTAATAAAAAACACATTATTTGCAAAAGTAGGGACAAAAGTTAGTTTTGTTGGGACAAAAAACCCTACTGGGAACATTAAAACTGAGTATTACCCGGATGATTATGTAATTTATTATCCGGTGGATATGGATAAAGATGCCGTGATAAGAAACCTAATCTCTGAAGGTTGGGTGAAAAAGGTTAAACCGAAGATAAGCAAAAGGCAGCAAATCCTAAATAATTCTTTAAATAGATTAAATTGTTTAGTCCCAGATGTTATTTTGGAATACGTAGCAAGAGACATAGTAGA